ATGTTGATATGTTATTGAAAATGTATGCTGATTGCGTGGTGGATAAAAAGTGAATGAAAATGCCGAATTAAAATTAAAGCAAATTGAAGCCTATTTAGATAGACATCCTGATATTCCAATAGAAGTTGTAATAAATATTAAAGATATAATTAATAAGAAAATAGAAAGAGAGTGATAAAATGAGAAGTTTGGTAATTTTAAGAGGTTGTCCAGGTAGTGGTAAATCAACTTGGATAAAAGAACACAATTTACAAAATTATACATTATGTGCAGATGATATAAGAATGCTTATGGAATCTCCTGTAATGGTTGAAACGGATCAAAAACTTGCTATTAGCCAAGCAAATGATAAATATGTTTGGCAATTGCTATTTGAATTGTTAGAGAAAAGAATGTCAAAAGGAGAATTTGTTATAGTAGATGCAACACATTCTCGTTCTAGTGATTTTAGTAGATATAATAGTCTTTGTGAAAGATACCGTTATAGGAAGTATTATGTTGATTTTACAGATGTTCCTATTGAAGTTTGTAAAGAAAGAAATTTAAAAAGAGAAATATATAAGAGAGTTCCTGAAAGTGTTATCGATAAAATGTATTCAAGATTTAAAACGCAAGGTAAAACAAGTGGATGGGTAGAAGTTAGTAAAGATCATTTCTTTGAGGATATTGATGTTAAATTATTTGATATGAATAAATATAATAGAATCCATATATTTGGAGATATTCATGGTTGTTTGAATCCTTTGAAAACATATTTCGAAAACGAACCTTATGATGAAAATGACTTTTATATCTTTTGTGGAGATTATACTGATAGAGGATTGCAAAATAAAGAAACGTTGGAATTTTTAATGGATTTGTCTGAGAAAAAGAATACGTTGTTTTTAGAAGGGAACCACGATAGATATTTAAATTATTATGCAAATGATGAAATTGAAGAAATTAAAAGTAAAACATTCTTATATAAGACAATGCCTGAAATATTAGATTTAGATAAGAAAGATTTAAGAGCTTTTTATAGAAGAATTGGTCAAATGGCTTATTTCAAGTTTGATGATAAAAAGTATTTTGTAACACATGGTGGTTTAAGTTATATGCCATCAAGTTTGATGAGTGTTGCAACTGAACAAATGATAAAAGGTGTAGGAGATTATAATGTAAATATCGATGAAGTGTGGTCTGATAATTATGATGGTGTTATCCAGGTCCATGCGCATAGAAATACTTTTGATATTGATAATGTTGATGAGATATCATATAATCTTGAAGGAAAAGTTGAGTTTGGTGGTCATTTAAAAGTTTTAAGACTAGAACATGGTTATCAACCTATAATGACTTATATAAAAAATGATTATTTTGGGGAACCAGAAGAAATAAACGAGTTTAGTGAATGTCGTGCAAAGTCAATGTTACCAATGGTTGAACAACTAAGACTTACAAAAGATATTAGAGAAAAAGAATTAGGAAATAATATAAGTTCTTTTAATTTTACAAGAGATGTTTTCTTCAGTAAAAGATGGAATAATTTGACTTGTAAAGCAAGAGGTTTGTTTGTTGATACTGAAAAAGATAAAGTTGTTGCTAGAGGATATGAAAAGTTTTTCAACATTAATGAGAATAATAGTACGAAATTAGAACACTTATTGGTTAAATTTAAAGATAGTAAAATAACATGTTATAAGAAAGAGAATGGGTATTTAGGAATACTTTCTTACGTAAATGATGATTTGTTCTTTGCAAGTAAGAGTACGAATGAAGGTGATTATGCAGAATGGTTTAAAGATATCTTTGAAAAAAGTGGAATTAATAAAGATAAAGTTATTGAATATTTAAAAGACTGTGATGTATCGTTAACGTTTGAAGTTATTGATATTGAACGTGATCCGCATATCATTAAATATGATGCATCAAAGATTGTTTTACTTGATATTATTCATAATGATTATGAATTTAAAAGAGAACCTTATGAAGAAGTTGTGAGATTATCGAAAGAAATCGGTTGTGAATGCAAAAGTGTTTATAAAGAATTTGATAGCGTAAGAGATTTTCATAGATGGTATCTTGATAATACAGATGAAGAAGATTTATCAAAAGAAGATATCGAAGGTGTTGTAATAGAATGTAATGGTATTATGACGAAATTAAAATTTCCTTACTATAATTTTTGGAAGAGTATGCGTAGGGTAAAAGAACAGGTATTACATAAACATAATGTTAAATTATCAGGATTATTTAATGCAGAATCAAATTACTTCTATGCGTGGTTGAAAGAACAAGATGAAGAAACGTTAAGTAAAGATATCATTACACTTAGAGATATGTTTCACGGAAAGTAGGTGTAACACATGGATGAAAAAGAACGATATGAATATATTATGAATAATTTGAGAGATAAAGCGAGAATAGTGGAAGAAAAAGGTTATATTTTACTTGCATTATTCTTGCAAGGTTCTCAAAATTATGAGTTGGATATTTATGAAGATGATTATAAGTCAGATATTGATTGTAAAGCGATAATTATACCAACATTTAAAGATATTGTTTTAGGTAAAGCTCCTATATCTACAACATTAGTATTGGACAATAACGAACATATTGAATTAAAAGACATAAGAGTGATGAAAGAAATGTGGATAAAACAAAATATTTCTTATATCGAATTGTTGTATACAAAGTTTATTGTATATGGTGAATATGGTAAAGAATTTATTGATGAATTGTTATCGATGAGAGATGATATTTCGACTATCAATAAGAATCAATTCTTGAGATGTATTCGTGGGATGAGTATGGAAAAGTTAAAAGCACTAGAACATCCTTATCCGACGATAAAAGACAAGATAGACAAATACGGATATGATCCAAAACAGTTGCATCATATTATTCGTTTGTTTCAATTTATAGTTAGATATTTAGAAGATGGAGAATCGTTAGAAGAATGTTATGTTTTTGATGATAAAGCATATTTACTTGATATTAAAAAAGGAGTAGAACCTTTAGAAAGAGCTAGAGTTTTAGCAAATACACACAATAGATTAACAAATGAAATTTGTAAAAAATATGAAACAGAAGAAGATATTGTAAATATTAAAGGTATAGAAGAATTAGATGATTGGGTATATAGAGTTTTAGAATTTTATTTAAGAAAAGAGTTGATTAAACGATGATTGAAAAGAGTATGTTGGTTGATGGAATGGATTTTGTTCCTATTAAACCATTAAATGGTATTACAATATCGGAAGATACTGTACATACTTATGGTGATGATACATTTTTATTTACTGATACTTCAAAGTCGATATGCTTTAAAATGAGTAATAAACAATGGTGTAAAGTGAAAAGAATACTAGGTATTGAGAAACCAATATATAAAAAACGTAGAAAAGGAAAAAGGTATGTTTGGTATGAAGTTGTATAATGAAGATTGCTTGGTTGCCTTAAAAGAAATACCAGATGAGTCAGTTGATTGTGTTGTAACAGATTGCCCTTATCATATTATAGGTGGTGGTACTAGAAAGGAAAAACTTGGAGATGAACCATCTGGAATATTTAATAGAAGAACTGATTATGTGCCACAAAAGACTAAAGGTGGCTATCTCATGACTGAGGGTAGTAAGCATGTGTCGTTAAGTGGTATACTTAACGACTATGACCAAACTACTTATGCAAAAAATGGAAAATTATTTAAGCATAACGATATAAAGTTTGAAGATTGGTTGCCAGAAGTTTATAGAGTTTTAAAACAAGATACTCATTGTTATATTATGATAAATCCTAGAAATTTGGCAGAACTACAAACAAAAGCAGAAAAGGTTGGTTTTAAGTTCCAACAAATACTTATTTGGAAAAAGAATAATGCAACACCAAATAAATATTACCTAAATTCATATGAAATGATATTAATGCTTAGAAAAGGAAAAGCCAAAAATATTAACCATATGGGAACTAAAAACATACTTCAAATAAACAATATAATTGGAAATAAAAAACACCCAACTGAAAAGCCAGTCGAGTTGATGGAAATATTAATTGATAATTCTACTGGGGGGGGGGATGTAGTTCTTGACCCATTTATGGGTGCTGGTTCTACTGGTATTGCTTGTAAAAATCTTGGTAGAGATTTTATAGGTATAGAAATAGATGAAAAGTACTTTGAGATTGCAGAAGAAAGGTTAGCCAATGTAATAATAAAACAAGAGAAATATGACTTTGAGGATTTGGATTAGGGAGGAAAAATGGAAAAATATATACTAACATTAAGAGATATGTATGAAAATAGATAGGAATAAAATGAGATAATTTAGGAGGAATGGAAAGAATGATAAAACTTTACAATGAAAATAGTTTAGATATTTTTTATAAAATAATTAACCAAAATCATGATAAAAACATAATATTGGTTAGTGATCCACCGTTTAATATAGGTTATAAATATAATAGTTATAACGATAATATGGAAGAAGACGAATATTATGAAATGTTGGATTTTTTCTTTCATGATTTACCTAGTGTGATTATTCACTACCCTGAAAATCTTTACAAAGTGTCGTTTCAAATTGAAAATTTTCCAGAAAAAGTAATATCATGGGTATATAATTCCAATACTGGTAAACAACATCGAGATATTGCATTTTTTGGTGTTAAACCTGATATGAATGCGGTGAAGCAACCTTATAAAAACCCTAATGATAAGCGTATTAAAGAAAGATTGGCGCGAGGTATAGGGGGTTGGAGATTATATGATTGGTGGAATATTAATCAAGTAAAAAACGTAAGCAAAGAAAAAACAAAACATCCATGCCAAATGCCTTTAGAAGTTATGAAACGTATTATAGGTATACTACCTGATGATTGT